TTCAGACCACTTTTTCTAACAAATCTTTCAAAATGGTTTTCTGTTTGCCCGGAATTTTTTCCTTAGATTTTTGTATTTTGTCAATCTTAATAATGGATTCGATTTCTTTTAGTGATAAACGATAAGGTTTCATAAGTTTGGCAATTAATTCGAATTGATTTTGGGCCAATAAATCTTTCAAAATGGATGCAATATACAAAAAATCATATATTGACGCCTTTTTTAATCGTTGATTATCTTGGGCTTTCTTAATGACTTTGTTATTAATTTTTTTGATCGAAGTTTTGTTGTAGTCTTGGGTATATTTATATTGCAAATTTTTGCATAGTTTACCAGGTTGTAAATTCGCGTAATATGATGGTAATACACACGAATAAAATCCATGCACCGGCTGCAAATTCCAACATTGATTGGAATATATTAAACCATCTACTTTATCTGATTCGGAAATGGATTGACTAATTTGGTATATAGTATCAATCTGATCATTGACAGACATTCTGGGATATTGTTCTGCAATGTTGTAAGGATAATTTTCATGAATCATCAAAGGTATAGTAGCCCGATCATCCCCGTACAAAACCAAAGTATTTTCCAATCCATTATAATTATCTAATAAAATTCGGGTGGCCTCAAATATTCCTGGGTCCGTGTCTTTAGTTTTGGATGTTTCTTTGAATTGCATAAAATCATCAAACGTGATTTTGTCATTTTTATAAAGTTGTTTCAATTCTTCCAAAATGTTGACTAATCGTCTAATGTCATTTTGAGAATGTTGAATAATTTCCATATAAATGTCACCATCATCATTGTAACTTGATGACAAATTCAAATTTTCTTTATCGCAAATATCTTTAATGAATTTCAATACATCACTGTATGATGGTGGTCGCAAAAATATTTGATTTACTTCAGCACCAAATTTGGTATCAATCTTGGTTGATTTCTTGGTGGTACCAGATGTTGTTTTGTTATCAATTTTGGATGTTTTGGCTCCTTTGTTTTTCTTGTTGCCTGATGCTATTAATTTTTTTAGTTCGTTGACGATTTTACTGTGTTTATTGTTGGCAATAATAATGATGGGAAACTTCTTTCTCTTACTGTTGAGTTTAATAATGGCTTTAATGGCTTCTTTTTCTTTTGGGTTGGAAATATTGGATACATCGTCAAAGACTAATGCAATTTTCTTACAAACGTATTCTCCAGTTGGTAACAATTTCTTATAGTTGTCCAACATTTGATAGTAAGTATTGACACTACGATTGCTACCAGATATTTCTTTGTCCATTTTCTTCTTACGTTTGTTTTTTCGGACAACTGAAATACCCGACAAATCAGCCGTAATTTTTTCCAAACCATTTTCCTGAATAACCAAATCTATAATTAGGGTTTTGCCAATGCCATTAGTCCCAATTATGATCAGATTTGGAACCAAGTTTTCTGTGTTTTTTCTTGAAAACTTTTTAATGAATTGGTCAATTTGTTTGATTTGTTGTTTATCCCCTAGTACTTCTGATAGTTTATTTGGTTTGTATTTATCCAGCCAATTTTCCATACGTAATATTATCTAACAATAAAATCTTTTTATCTATTTAAACAATTTTTTTCAATTTTTTTGGCAACGCGAAAATATTCAGGTTTAATATTAACAGGCATTATAGAAATATAATTTTTTTCGAGAATAAAAAAAAATATAAGTATTAAGTATAGGAATCATAATGACTGACAGAAGAAAAGAAACCGACATTGATGCAGGAATCCCCAATGTGCCCAAGGGACATAATGAAAAAATTTCCGATGAGGCGGAAAAATTATCCCGAAAAGCTTATCCAAGTCCATCGGACGTGAAGGCATTATATGAAAAATATCCCGATGATGAAACCGTCGAGAGAATTTTGAAAGAAAGAAACAAGAGATTTCGCCAAAGAAAACGCCAAGCCCAGGAAATTGCTCGCAAAGTCTACAATAAATATCATGACGGCTCCAAACCTTTTCATGAAATTTTGGAAAAGATGAAGAAATATGCAGCCAAAAATAAATGGACCAATATTGAGTATGATGAATTCAGAAAAGAATTGAGTTATCTTCTAACAGGAGTTCGTGCTTTGGAAATTGATTACAATCAAAATTTGTTACCCTATCGTTCCAAAATCAATCGTGCTTTGGGTGGTATTACCATTGCCGAAGAACGTGGTCTCAATATCAAAGAATCGGAACATGGAGTTTTGGCCGAAATTTTAAGCATGCTTGAAAAAAGTTCTCCTTTACACAAAGCCATTTTTATGCTCAGTTTGATGTATGAGGATTGTTCCATCGTGGCCATGACCGGAGAATACAAGCGTGATAAACACATCGCCAGTAATTATATTCATCCACTCATAGCTTGTATGTTTTTACCCAAATTTGATATTTTTGAAATGCAAATGCTATACTCTAACTTTGGTAGTATCATTAAATGTCGACATGAAAAGAAACCTATTGTTAATGAAGCCGATGCCATGTTACTTTATGATATCTGTGTTGATCCTAATGACGTTGTTTGTGAAATTAACAGTCCCATCACGGATATTCGTAATCGCTATCGAGTCCAAATCAAATTGTGGGAAACTGTATTAAATTTGCGTAATGGTAAATATTATGAAGATGGTCCTATTAGTGAATTCATTACTGCCCTCAATGTTTGCCGTAACAATTTGTATGATAATGCTGATTTGGCCTTCAACCAGGATGAAGGTGCTCTTCTCAGAAGATTATTGTCTGTTTTCTCTCTTAGACCCACCATTATTTACACCAAACCCATTTATGCCTTGTCTTCCTTTATGGGATGCGGATCCAATCCATTTGGTTTTGGATTCCCCGGATTTGGTTTGCCCCCACTTGGAACTCCCGGTTTTGGATATGGTGTGGGGTTAGCTGGTGGTGTTGTTCCTGGAGCTTACATGGGTGTTCCTTTCCAGAACCAACCAGTTTATACAGTGACTAGCATTCCCATGATCACCTTACAAATTCCACCTTACAGCGAAGGATGCGAGCCAGTTGATTTAAAGACGGCCACCAAACAAACACTTTGGGTCAACGAAAACAAAACCATTGTGCCCAAAGAACAAACTATCATTTACAGTAAGGAAGTTTTAATTTTTTATGTAAATCGCCGCATCCAAAGAATTCGAATCAAGACCTTCACTAATCCTTTGCCATTCTCTAAACTTCCTTTGACCATGTCCAACTTCGAGGAACTTAATGAATATCCTATCAATGTGCCATCCGTCATCGATTTGGGCAAACCCGAAGAAACTTATCAACTTCGTTCGATCGTAGCCATTACCGAAACCGAAATTCGCCAAGGTGAAAGGATCCAAAAACTTATTACCGGATCTAATGGTTTGATCATGACACACCGCAATTTTGACAGATCCATTTTCGAACCAAGATATTACTTGTATGATCCATTCGGTGCCTCCCTCCCAGTTCGCCATCCCGAGTTGGATGGTTATTTCACCAACAAGCCCATTTCCTCCTTGGAACCATTCTTCACTCCTCCTATTGAAACCACTGGCAATGTCTGGAATAAGAGTTTCTTCGACCGTGCCCAAACTACCGGTACCATTTACATTTATGCCAAACCCAGTGGATATAATCCAAGTGAAATTATCAGTTTGTAAGTTGGTTGATGTCGCACTGAAACTAATAATTAATGATTGGAAATTAATTGTTTTATAAAACAATTAATTATTAATCATCGGTCAAACTAGTTGTATCACAAGGTGATTCACGATTCACAATAATTTGTGTGATTCGAACATTTTTTCCTCCGTTGGAAAAAAACCAACTACTGTAATGGCTTCTGTTTTGGTCCCTGACAGCACTACATCATCAATAAAATATCGAGCCTCTGGTTTGGTTATCAAATCTCTAATTTCATCATCTGTAGCTCTAAAAATAATTTTGGTACAATTGTCCCGCCATTTCATATAAATTTCGTAGGATTTTGGTGGTGGATACTGTTCATAACCACTGCGAATTATTTCTTCTGTGATTTTTTGGACAATGTGACCTACCTGGGCCGCCATTTTGCCCTTGGACATGCCAAGAGAGTGGTTGACACAAATGTACATGGTAGGGTTTGCCAATGTCACTTCCAAATCAAATGTCTGACTAGTTTGTACCAATGCAGACAATGTTGGATTTGTTTCATACCTCTATAATTTATCCAATGATTTACTGGAACCGGCAAATGTTTATATAGATTCAGTCAGACTCATGGTGATTGTTATTTTTTTTGGTTCAGTTTTTTGTTCACTGTGCGTACATGAATATATGGCAATACATTGCTATAAAACAACTAATTTAATTTTCAATTTTTTTAAGACTTTTTCAATATATTTTGGAAAGTCAGAACACATTGAAATATATTTTAATTCAAAACCTGCAATATATTAGTGAAGCTCTACACAAATAGTCCACGAAACAATTACGATGAATGTTATTTGCTGCCATACATCGATATTTCGTTGAATTCAACAATGCGGACAAATAAAATCTTTTTTCCAAATTGTAGGGTATTTTGGAAACTTGACCCATCAAATAAATGGTCACCATATAATGCTTGTTATTGCGGGCACATAGTAAGGCCAAAGAACCATTATAATCGGCATTGGCCCCATGTTCTATTAAAAATTTAACCACCAGGAAATGACCAGCTGAAGAAGCCACAATCAAACCTTCATCAAGTAAATTTTGAATGCTTACGTCGTTTATGTTATTTTCGTTGGTTTCATTGTTTTTCGAAACGAACGTCGCTCCAAGAAAATCAAGTATATTCAAATTGCCAGCATGGCAAGCCACCAAGAATAGATGATAAATATAAGGAATGAGAGATATACCATGATTGTCAAGAAGTTTGAGCATATCCACATATCCATAGCTGGCAAACATCTCCAACCATTGAACATTTAAAATGCTCAAATTCATTCCTTGTGAAATGAAATAGTCAACAACCTTCGTGGCATTGTTTCGACAAGCAATAAATAAGGATTCGTATTCGTTGGTTTTCGGATCAACACCCTGATTCACAAAATATTTCACAATATCTATTTTGTCAAAAGCACAAGCCTTCAAGAAAGCTTCCCAGTTTATGGGATTGGCACCGTGAGCCACCAAGTATTCGACCATAGATAATTCTTGGCGTGCACATGCAATCAATAACAATTTGTCCAGACATCCATCACTAAGTTCAAATTTTGTAAACAAATAATCCATGATAATTTTCCTACCATACTTACAAGCCGCCCCGAAAATAGTAGTGATACGACACGGGGCATTATTTTCTATGAAATACTGAATTACTGGCAAGTGATCAAAAATAATGGCCTGTTCAAATGTTCGAACATCAGGCATGGCACCAAGTTGAAAGACATGGTCAACAATTTCCAAAGTGCCATAACTACAAGCATATTCCAATACTTGGTTGGGATCGATAATACATTTGTGAATCATGTATTTTATCAAGGGCAACACATTGTGACGACACGCTTCAGTCATATAAGTTTCTCTCTCTCTGAATATTTGGACGGATGGTAATAATTTCTAAGTGCTGCCATAACGTAGGAATCCAAATGCTTGGGATAGCCAATTGATTCTAAATAGGAAAAAACTTGGCCAATATTTGAGTCAGTTAATGTGATTTTGCATTCAGAATTAATCTTGAAACCATAACGTGACATGAAATGTAACTTCTTCAATTTGACCAACCATTCTGGACCATTAATGTGTTTAGGTAATTGATAAATTGACAAAATAACCGCTTCAGCAATTTTCAAATCATCTGTTGTAATGCAAAAAGATTTAAAATCCGACAGAAACAACAAGTGGAAATTGTCAAGATCTCTGAAAAATTGACTGGCATTAAGCAACAAATTCTTGGGCAAGTAGAAATTTTTGGCTTTGGTACTGCCTTCCAAGTTAACTCTGAGCATAAACTCAATTTGGTTATCGAAATTCATTTTAAGAACTATAAGTGATTATCGGGGTAAATTATAATGTATTCTAAACAGTGGAAAATAATGGATAAAATTAGTTCAAACTAAACTAATTTTATCCCAAAATATATGAACCAATCATGCAATTTTTTTTCAATTTTTATGTGTTTTTGTATTTGGGACACATTATAATTTGATATGTTTCAATTTCTTTCCGGGCAAATTAT